ACAGGACCTGGGACGAGTGGCGTAGGAGGACCCATAACTTCGTTTTGCATCATCTGTCCTGGACCGGGACCAAGTTCTTCAATAGGACTCGAAAAGTCTGCCATTTGATCTTCTACAACGTTTTTTTCTTGGCGCAAAAGCCCGGTTGGGACTGTCTTTTTGGTTTCTTGAGATGGAATTTCTTCGACTGTTACTAGAGATATAGGAGTCGACTCACTGCTAGGATCATACGTATCCATTGATATTCGCTGTGAATTTTCAATTCAAAAGTCTACGCGCCCTTTTTCACAACTACGTTTCCTCCTCGTCTCTTGACGGTTGGATCGGCTCCACGTTGACCTATGTGCCTGGGATTGTAATGCGCCTGATGATATTGCCAGAATGCAGGAGAACCCACCCTGAAGTTTTTGCGGATAGGAGCCTTGTACCAAAACACACAATCTGATATCTTGTTCGATTTTGATGTGTTATCAAGGACCAGACATTCGTAATTCTCAGTACACGAATCCATAACCTGTGAAAACGTGTCATAATTTGGAAATACCCCAAAGAATGCTTTGTAAAGATTCTCACGATTCTGCCGTACGTTGTCTCGTAGGGCAAAAACGTAATCTACATTGGTTCGAATCATAGGAGTCATGTCCATGACATACTGTGTGGTCATCATAAAGAAGACTTTCCAGTGACGACCGTTCATAAAGAGCTGGCGAACCGCAGTATCACGCATAAATGCACGATCATACATGCAGTCGTCCATAAGCACAAACACCGGACTGGCTCTTCCTTGCTGCGTGAGCTTTTTCTGACGCTCTATGAGTTTCTCGAGTGCTCCTTGGTTATAATCAGAATAAACGAATATATCAGGGATAAATTGCTTGTAATGTCCGTTTCCATCTTCCGTACCAGACATTGCTATTCCAGCAGGCAAATGTCTCTTGTACCATAGAATATCAGTCACGAGTGTAGACTTTCCGGTTCCACGCTTTCCTATGAAGATGCAGACTTTGTCGTCCCCCATGGTGCTTGGGTCAAACTTCCTGAGGTTGAGCGTCATTCCTATATTCACGTAATAAAAAGGACATGTGCGGGGAGCGCGGTCCTACAAAATTCTAAGCAAATAATAGATATGTCATCTGGATTCATCCAGTTGGCTGCACTTGGACAACAGGACGTGTACCTCACTGGAAGTCCGACAGTAACATACTATTCGGCAGTTTACAAAAGTCACACCCCATTTGTCCTTGAAGCTTTTGAAGTTCCTTTTGAAGGAAATGGCGTGGTTGCCGGTCAAAATAACATTGTTCGTATACCTGTCAAAGGTGATCTCATACGAGCGACGACGCTCAAGCTCACGTTGCCACCCCTCGCTGAATATGGTCAAGATTGGTTCTGGAATACCAAACCAGACGCAAACTTTATTCCATTTGTACAAATTGATAGCTATAATCGATCGGCTACAATTCCTTTTGCTCAACAATACTATTCTTCAAATAGTTTTGCTACATGGGCATCATCAATTCCGGGAGTGGCTTACGACCCAAACTTGGAAAAGTTTATTTTTACGGCATCTACAGTTGTAGTAACTGATCCTGCATTTGCAACAAACTTGACAAGCAGTGCAGTATTTTGGGGTTTTGATCCTAAGAATTACACAGCGACTGATGGTGAAGGAGGTCTTATTTATAAAGGAACCAATGGAACGGTCATACCCGATTTTACACTTGAACAGGCGGGCTGGTCAAGAGCAATAGGGTTACCCGTCAATACTCTTTCTGGAATTTTCTTAAAATTAAATCAACAAATTGATCCCGAAGGTTTTGTAAATCTTTCACAACTCAGTCCCGGAGGACTCGTGTGGGCAAACGCCGACACACCTGCAGCTTATACCGTGACTCCCGGGGGTCGCATAAACATCACACAGACAGGGGCATACATGATACGTGTTTCTTTTGTAGGAGTTGGATGTACTTTTCAGGTAGGTTCGGACACGGGTGATGGTCCACCGTCATCTCCCAATTTTTGGACACTTAATCGCATTCCTGTATCGTCAAATTATCTTGTATCAACGGCACTCCCTATTTACGTAACAGACGTTACTCAAAACTGGTACTTTTTTGTACGTAACGCAATAGGACCAGGTTCGTACATTTCCATACAACCTATAGATGGTTATTTTGGAAGTTCAAGATACAGTCCTCCGCCAAATTATAATAACTTGATAGGAAACCAGTTTCCATTCAATCTTGCTTATTTTTTGTACAACGGAGAAGGTGTGACTAGTTTAGCTCCAACAATTACTTTCAATTATACCGGTCAGTGGATCCTGTCCGGAGTTATTAATACTGCAGGTTCGTGTCTCATTTCAAGTATACAATTGACTGACGGAGATGCGAAAATCTTCGCCACTTACGATTTTACAAATCAATTAGCAACAATTAGTCCTGAGTTTTTCTTCAATATAAACGTAACTGATATAACCCAAAATTATGCAATAAATATTAATACTGTAGGATCTGCTCCGTCGATAGATTTGTCTACTTCTTTCGTAGCTACGACTCTCGTAGGACTTTCAAGTCCTGGTTCATATGGATACACAAACGGCGGTTTCATCCTTCCTCTCAACGGTCTCACGTTTGATGTGCATGGTACAATTACAAACCCTTTGACGGTCAACGGAGAAAATGGAGTTGAAAATATGATTTCACTTTCTGGAGGTAACATAAAATTCAACAATGTCGGGACGTACATGATGACAACCTACCTTCCAGTACTCAAAGCGACATCGACTGCATGGGATCCCATACTCGCATGGCCGGGCATGGTTCTGACAAACGGAGACCTTACAGTGACTGCATTTCCTGGAAATACTGAACCTACTATGCTTTTATCTACGACCCTTCCTTCCGGAACCAAGTTCATGTACAGCGTGAGTCTTGATATAGTTACTGGTAGTGAAACTACCGCTGTTGGTGTCGCGAATGTTTCTATGGATACGACAAGTTATCTGGGGGCCGACTTGAACAGTTTTGGATACTATGAAGACGGTGTGATATATACAGGAGGTGCGTATGCTCCACCTAAAGATCCGGGACTACCTTTACAAACGAGTAATGTTATAGATGTCGCTGTTGATACGAGCGCCAAATTCATTTGGATACGCGTTGACGGTGGGAAATGGACCAGCAATGCGGGAGGAGCTGGAGGTAATCCCGCAACTGGTCTTCTTGGGTTTGATATAAGCTACATTTCAGGAACTCTAAAGTTTGGAGTAGATGTTTACAACGGTGGACGGATGACCTATAACACTTCAAATCTGTATCCAATTCCAACAGGGTTTACATTTATACCGGGAGTTTCAAATGCTTCGACCGCAATTACAAATTTTAATTCTTATACAAACGTTAATTCAAACGATACTTTATTTACAGCAGCTTTACTTTCAACAGCCGTAGACAGTTCTGGCAATATTTATTGGTGTCCAAATGCCGGTAGTTGTATATTTAAAGGTTCTTCAATTTATGCAGGAGATTTTGTCGATGTACAGCCTCCACCTCCGTCTCTAGGTGACGGAACAGGTCTTTCTGCGATTGTGAGTGCTACGTCATTAGGATACGGAAATGGGAACCTGTATTTTACAGATAATATTGCTGCTACGCTTAGGGTAATTTATCCTGGAGGAATAGTCCGGACTATAAGTGGAACCGGAAGTGGCGGTGATTCAAAAGGGCTCGATACATCATACGTTAATCCTACAAATATTTGTGTAGAAAACTCAAACGTGTACATTGTCGACAATGGAACTCTACGGTTATACAACATAAACACTACAGATACACTAACATTTTCTCAAAGTTCTTCGAGTTTCGAACAGAACCCCGAATATCCACTTACAGGAGTTACATGCGTTGCTGCTCAAACTTTTGCAGGTAATGGAGTGTATTACGTGTACATAGGAACTGAAGACTACATCATCTTACGATGGACTCCCCCATCGACTTTATTACAGTATGTAGGACTCCCAGGAGTTTCAGGATTTACTGACGGTCTAGGTATAGCAGCACGTTTCACAAGCATAACAGCAATTGTATCATACAACAACCTGGAAATTTGGGTATGTGATTCAGGTAAAATACGAATCGTTACAGGTGGTCCAGGTGGTTACGGATATGTAGGCACGAGTGATACTACAATTCAAGCAGGAACATCCACATTTGCACTTAAATTTCCATATATTTATTATGCCGCAGGTAATGTTGTGAAATCAATTCAACTAAAAACACAGGTAATAACTAATATTTATGGATCTGATTACAACTATATAGAAGGGGCAAATCTTGTAGAAGCGGGAGGTGTCTACACACAGACTGTCCCTATACGAGTCGCGAGTGCGCCAGTGACTTACCCTATAAATATAGGAAATGTAGGATCTACATTTGCACCAGGGGCGTTCATAGCCGTTTACCCAATCACGTCAAACGTTCTCCCTCCCGATTATTCACAGTATCATTACTATGATTCGGTCGGAACGTGGGCAATAGTGAATGCAGACTTCAAAGTTGGAGGACAGACGATAGAGTCTCTTACGGGGGAGGCTATTGAGATTTGGAACGACCTCAAAGTCCCTTATGAAAACCAGCCAGGTCTAAAACTTCTGACCGGCAAGTACGACACGACAATTGCATCGGGAAGAGATTATTACATCAATTTACCATTTTACTTTTATGAAAATTCTGCATTGTATTTTCCCATATCAACAGTTTACAGACAAGATGTGGAAATATGGATCACATTCAGGACTCTTCAGCAACTTACCGCTATAGACACGGCTCCAAATCCTATAAACGCCACCTTGATAGTAGAGTACGTGTACCTTGCACAGCCGGAAATTACTTGGTTCAACAAGACTCGATTGAATTATGTGGTAGAGCAGTATCAGTACCAAGAATATGATCTTGGACCTTCATTTACTCAAGGAATTTTTGAAATAATTTTCGAAAATCCAATCACAGAATTGTTTTTTGTAATCCAGATTGACGGAACAGTTCCTTATAACTGGTCAAATGACGGTCTTGCAAACCTTGGTATAACAATAAACGGTGAAGAGATTGTTACGAACCGCATCACGGATCCGACACAGCTCGCAGTCCTCGAGCCCTACAATAATTACATAACATATCCTACACGGAATTTCTATATGAAAAAATTTGTGAGCCCAATAAACTTTAGTCGTCTCAGGTATGTAAACCTCGAGCTAAACATATCGAGAACCGACGGGTACTATCCAGCAAAACAGTTCAGGATTATAGGAGTCAGCAAGAATGTCCTAGGCGTTGCCGATGGGCTCGCAGGGCTCATGTTTATTTCCTAGTAGATTGCAGATGGCTGGTCGTACGGCTCTAGCAACTCTTGGTCAGGAGGATGTCTTTCTGAGCCAAGGCCCACAAGTAACATATTTCATAGAAAAGTATCAACAAAAGACGCGATGGGCTTCTCGCATAGATGAAGTCCCATTCGATCCCAACAGACTCTTCTTTGGAGGTGAAACATTTATGCAACTTCCCAAATCTGGGGATTTGATTTCTAAAATTTATTTGAAAATTTACAATCCAGAAGTCTTTGGAACGTCAAACGTCCTTGATTCCGCAGGAACACTCATGATCAACCATGTAGACTTGTACATAGGGTCTCAGCTGGTTGATCGTCAGTGGGGAGAGTTTATGGAAATGAAGCTTGATCTTGAGATTCCGGCAACCAAGCAGCCCGCTCTCTCCAAGCTCATAGGTAAGAATCTTTCAAACGTAAACACAGGCGGACTCACCACATACACTATTGAATTACCATTCTTCATGCTCAAAAAGGGGATACCAATCTGTGCTATGAAAGAACCGGTCGTTCTCAGGTTTGCATTCAACTCTGCAAACAAGTTTTGCCCGGACATCCAGTACGCCCTTCCGTTCAACGGAACAGTTTACGTAGAATACGTATACCTCGACGAACCTGAAAGAAATTACATCAAGAAAACCCCACAGCTGTATCTCAATGAACACGTACAACTCGAGACATTTTTCGTGCCCAAAGGAGTTACTAAATTTACAGCCAAGACGCAATTTGCAAACCCAGTCAAGGAACTCTTTTTCGTGATACAGGCTGACTCAGCGCTCGGGTACAACTATGGGACGACTGATTATCTCACAAATCTCGAGCTTGATTTTAACAACGTGACCCATATACCGTACTACATAGGAACTCCTGCATTTCTCAGGTACATACAACCCCTAGAATTTCATACCCGCAAACCAGACCGGTTGTTTTACATGTATTCATTCAGTCTTGATCCACAAAATGATTCTCCCACGACTCATGTAAATTTCTCAAGAATTTTTAATCAAAATTTTACATTTAATCTTGTGAGAGGTATCCAAACCAATCTTTACGTTCGTATATATGCACTCGCTTATAATTTTGTAAAATTTGAAGGCGGTATTAGTCAAGTTTTGTTTTCTAATTATGAATCATAATGGATTTCGAGTCTGCAGCAATGGATCTCATAGTTCCCGTGCTCGAGTCAGCAACCGTACTTGCTGCACATTACGCCAAGGCATGCGGACGGGACACGGTCGTGGCCCAGGACATGAAGTTGGGCATGATGTTTGCAGCCCGCAATGTTCTCGGCAAACAGATTGGAACTTTGTACCCGGAAATTTACGAGGATTCAGAGTCTGACGAAGAGGAAGAGGAGGAAGAGGAGGGTGAGGAACCTGAATGGACACGTTACGAGGGTCAGGACAACGACATGGCTCGTCAGATGAACGAATGTGCAGCCACATGGGATGAATGGGTGCCGCAGAGTCCAGCAGAAAGAATGCTGAAAAAAGCTATAGAGCATGAGCCAAGTGCAGATATTTGAGATTGAGGATGAGGAGGAGGAGGAAGAAGAGTATCAACCCAGGAGACCAAAATATTCCACCATCGTCCTCGAGGAAGAGTACGAGGAAGATGATGAACCTCCCAGAGGATGGGATCTTCAAGAAGATAAATTTTTTCCTGTGCAATGATTAAAATGGCTGGTCTTGTTTCAAGTGTGGGTGCTCAGCTCGAGACAATGTCTCTGAACTCAATCGTCGCAGGTTTTTCATTCGCAAGTGCTATTGCATGGATGGATGTTGTTCGGTGGGTGATCTCCCAGGTTGTTCACGTGAGCAAGAATGGCGGGCAGTACTACATCCTCTCAGCCCTCTTCACCACTCTGCTTGCAATCATTGTCTATATGATCATCAGCGTGCTGGCAAAGAATGTGAAGATAAACCAGGCGCAGACAATGTACGCTGTGACGCGCTAAAGAAAGTTTTGTAAACAAATAAACCTAAAATCAACGCAAGAGTTATCAGGACCCACGGAATTTTCATCCTTTTTTCAGGAACTTTTTCAGGGACCATTGACATTGCATCAATAACGCGCTTCAGCTCCACATCTTGCAAAGGTGGTGGAGGTGGAAGTCTTCTAGGATCTTCTTTTATAAAAGCCCGTATCACGAATGCATTCGTCTCTAGACCGCGAAAGTTGAGCAGTTGACCGTTCTTGTCAAACCAACGAACCGTCAGGCGGGACAGAACGTTTATAGGTTCTGGATACTCTACTGAAATTTTGTAATCTGAAGATTCCTGAAATGTTTTTATACACGCAGACCCTACATTCATAAGTATGGGTGCAAATGACCTTCCAGCATTTGATCCGGTTATAGTACCTGTAGATCCCACTATTGATCCTGTCGCAATGTGACTCGGAGTTTTCAATTCGTCAATATCAAGATATACATATTCATTCATAGACATGTCAATCACGTTTGAAGATCTGAGAATGTACTGACCAGCATATGTGGGATCCGTCAGAGGTGCGAGAGCCGATGTGTACGTGACATTGTTTGCAAGTCCGGCCATTGCCGCAAATTCTTGAGAGGTAATTTTCAAATTAAAATTTCCAGAATTTGAAAAAAGAAAATGACCCTCGTTTGAAAGATATGTCATGTTCAGAATTCCAGCATTGGTCACGGCACTCGCAAGACCTGTAGCACTATAGAACCCTTGGGTCAGTCCCACATTTGAAGTTCCTGTTATAAAAACATTGGATGTTGAATTGAGATTATAAACCGTGTTGGGTACACGCGCACTCACGAGTTCTACACGGGAGACATTCCGGATAGGATACGAGAGATGGACCACGTAATTATTTCCACTTGGATAAATGTTTGAGTCCCTGTCATTTGAATCTGCAGTTATAAACGTCTCCATGACTATTTGAATTCTGCAGATAAAATTAAATCACGAAACTGGCTCTTTATGTTTATGAATCCCTGGTAGTCTGCAAGGGTCGCAAGGAGTCCTTGGCGAATGTCCAGAAAGTTTTGGAATTCCATCTGAGCTTTTTTTTCTAAAATTTCCTTTTTTGAATTTGGTAAATTTTTCCAGCATTGTGATGCTTCGTTCCAACAATCAGTCTGGGATTCAATTATTTCAGATGCAATGTATCGGTACATTGCCCGTGACATGTCTTTGGGTCTGTGAAATATTTTAAGAATGTTGTCAGACTCGTCATATTCTACAAGATCTGAATCGAGCCAGTCGAACATTTATATATTATCAGATTACAATCTCGACCCGGTGACCCACGCGAATCTTTGTGTCTGCGTGAACTTCCCCATTAAACGTGCTCTGGGACCAAAGACTTGCATCATTTGCCTCTATGACACCCTTGCGAAGGAGCATGAACCCAAATGGCGCCGTCTCGAGATCAATATACTGCTCGTCCCCAACGTCGCTTGGGGTCAGAGACGTACCCTCAAACACGGGATCTGGGCTTGCGAGGGTCGGCTCCTTGAGGTACAGACCCGTCGTGACGTCATGAGGGCTCTCGAGAAGTCCAAAGAAATCATCAGGGCGGAAAACGATATCACACCCAATCAACATGGCCACATCATACTCGGTCCCTGAAATTGGAGCAACACACTTCTCCAGAGTCGGCTGCTGACTCACAGCAACCTGGTGACCCCGCGATGCAGTCTGCATCACGAGATCAGTCCATGACAAGAGAAACTCACGAGAATACGTCTTTCCATGAAGACAGAAAACAACTTTCACCATTATAGAAATAAAATGACTGTATTCTTTAGATGGCAGCAGTGCTTGTAATTTTAGGAATTGTGTGTTGTTGTTCATCATCAGTTGCCAGTGCACTTGCAATTCCATTTCCAGGAAGTAGTTCAAAAGACCCTCCGCTTGATGGATTTAAAGAAGTCGCATCAGGTCGAGGTATATATGATCCAAGCGCACTTATAACATCATCATCGGGAGATGGTGGCATATTATGTGCAGAAAATTGTCAACTTGATTTTACATGCAACGGATTTAACACATGGGATAAAACTGATTCATTTGGTTTTACAACTTCATATTGTATGAAAAGAACAACAAGTATAAATCCTTTAATGACACTTCCCGGATGGATTCTTAAAAAAAATAATTCAAAAATTTTCACAAAAAATTCTTGACATTTATATATGGATGATGGTGGTGACAACACTACAGGAATAATAATTTTAATTGTTATAGTTTGTATTTTTATAGCATGCATAGTATCAGTAATTAAATTCAACTCTCCATCGAAATCAGGTTCTTCAGGACTAACTGCCGACCAAATTATGAGCGGTATTAATAGTTTAGTATTTACTACATCAACTGTTCCAAATATTTTACAGTATGGAAGTGGAATACCAGGATCTTTGAATTATGGATTATTATATAATGCATATGCTCCTTCAAATTTAGGTTCAGTTGTTTCTAAAAATCAAAATGACTGTGATGGTCTGTGTCATTCTACGCCAACATGTGTAGGGTACACAGTCGACGGTACAAACTGTCAACTGAAAAAAAATGTAACAATTGTGAATTTCTGCCCGGGTGCAAGTAATTTGTATGTTTCACGAGACTATGGGAGGACGTTTTACGAATCATATCCATATGGAAAATTTGATGATGGACTTGTAAAAAGCTTGTGGACTTTTCACGGGTCGCTTCCAGATGCAGTGTCAAACTGTCACGCGAATGATTCAATTTGTAACGGTTTTACATGGGATGGAAACTCTACAGCAGTTATGTATCCAGTTATAGTTGGACTTTCTCAGTCTACACCAGGTACTGTATATACAACACTTGAGAAAAAGCCACAGTTTGTTGTAGTAAACAATACTGCATATAATGATACACCTACATCCACGTCGACAGAAAACCCAAGTTGGGCTCAAAGTATTCCATTTAACCCTTCACATGATTCAGATTATTTTACGACATGGAACAGGAACTGGGACGCGAGCGTTGACCGGCTAGGTTCTACTTCTGCCGCATCAAACACACTAACAGTAACAAACTTGGCACAATGTCAGAATGCATGTGTTTCAAATTCATGGTGTCAGTCATTTGTGTTTAATAAATCGGCATTGACATGTTATCAAAGAATGGATCAAGTGGCGTGGCCCCGTACAAATATTGATGGAGCTACACACCAGCAATGCAGACCAGGCGTGAATGATTCTGGTGATACGTGTCCATGCGGTGTAAGTCAGGATAATAACTTCAATTGTAACAATAACATTATAGGAGCTGGGAGTGGAATATCGAACGGGTCAACTGATACATATGTTCGATTAAATCCTCCTCTTCTTGAATTTTGCTCTCAACAATGTCTCAATGGCGGGTATGAAGTCGCATGGTTTGACAGTACGAATGGAATATGCAATATGTATCAAGAACCCCCTACAAGTAAACAAACAAACAGTACAGCAACAACAGTTTGGATGACTGAAAATTTTCATCCATAATAAAAGGAGATGAGTCCACTGCTATTAATAATAATCGCATGTATAACATGTTCTGCAATTTGTGCATTTTTGTATGTAGCAGATTTAGAAATTAATAAACCAGTAGCTCAACCCGCATCTATTCTTTCAGACGCTCAAGTCCAAGCACTTGTAGATAAATTTAATAGTCAGACATCAACACCTGTTCCTTATTCAAACGTTTTGAATTATAGTATAGGACACATAGGACATGTTATGCCACCTCTTTTGCCTGCAAATTCAGTTACTATAAAACAGTGTAATACCCTGTGTAACGGGACAACTGGATGCCAAGGTTTTCAGTTTGGTTCAATAACAAATCAATGTGAACTGTTAAGTAATATTTCAAATACGTTTTATTCATATGACAACGGGTGGAACATATTCACATCTGGAAACCCACCGAATAACGGATTAGCAGCTGAACTTGTAGGCACAGGGTACAGCGCAGATCCATCAAAGAAAAAGGGACCAATAATTGGTGTAAATTCATTTGATAATTGTGCTTCATATTGTTATTCAAACGCAGCTACATGCAAGGGTTTTAGTATAAATGCATCAGGATGTACTTTATTTTCAGACACGACTGTTTCTGTAGTAGACCCATCGACAAACTCGTGGACTGTTGTCCCTGTTAACCATGGTAATGGACTTACCAGTACGTCAAACTAATTTATTTTTGTATATTAATGGGAAATGCACAGTCTCAGGTAGCAAATATTGTGAATAATTCGTGCATGACGCTTACAAATAACTACGTATCCAAAAATATAGCAAAAACAGATGCAAATAATATTAACACTCAAACATTTACACTAAATATTGGTGCAATTTCCAACTGTCCTTTGTCATTTGGGCAAAAGATCGATGCTCAAACTGTTACAATTTCATCAGTAGATGATCAATCAACCACTCAATTTTCATCAGACTTGACTACTGCATTGACAACCGCAGCTACACAAAATGCGTCAATGATGAACGGTCTCGCTTCTATTACAGGAGGGAACTCCAGTGACACTACTACAAACGTATCAAATACTATAAAACAAACAATTACTAATACAATTGATAAAACGAATATAAATACCATTGCTGCAAATTCAGTAAACACTCAAACAATGACTCTGAATATACTTGCTTGTCAGAATTCTCCTATACAAGCAAACCAGGGCATTACATCTAACGTAATTGCTCAAAATATACTTTCGACTATCACTGATAATCTTATGAAAAGTTCGCTCGTTGCTTCAGCGGTTTCAAATGCTTCACAGACGAGCACAATGACAAACACGGGGCTCGACGGTCTCGTGGCATCAATTGGATCTGCTATATCTAATATAGTAGGCGCATTTACAGGTCCTTATCAAAATATCGCGATAGGTGCATGTGTTCTGTGCGCTCTTTGCTGCGTTGCTCTTCTGTACTTTATGTTGAGCCCTGCAGGTCAACAGGCGACAACAACCGCATCACAAGCTGGAGCAAATTATGTAGGTAAAATGCATTAATCTCCTTGCATCATTACGACTGCTATAATAATAATCAAAAACACACAACAACAAAAAACCCCTCCTCCAATAAAAAGTGGTGTATTACTTTTTCCAGATGAGGTCGATGTCGAGGGTGAGGATGGAGTGCTTGAAGGAGAAGCGCTTGAAGGAGAAGCGCTTGGAGCTGAAGAAGGAGGAGTGTTTGTTACCTGAGTTTGAGTACATGTTGCATTTATAGGACTATCTTGTGCTGCTCCAATATTTACCTGAACATTGCAAATTTGAATGTTTTCTGCCGGACATGCCGCAGTATCATATGGAAATATTCCTTGATCATCTTGATTATTTGCAGCGTGTGTACACCCATGCATGAGACATCCTGCACTTGCTGGATGTAAACTGTTAATTGCAGTAGTTGCTACACCGGTCGGAAGTCCAAAAACTGGACTTATAATACTAGTAAGTCCTAGTTCTTTGACGCCATTGTACTGATAATCCGCACATCCAGGATACCCTGAGTTTGCCGCATCAAAACAATTGCTCGTTCCGGGTGAAAAACTATATTTTGAAGCATTTATACAAGAACATTTAACATCTGTTGGTTGTGCATTACAATATGTATTAAACAAATTTAAAACTGTTCCTTGCCCGCCTGTAACTGTATTATCTTGAACAATTCTTTTCATTTCATTTATTACTGCAACCTGAGTTGCCCATGTGTATGCAGTGTCAGCTTTAACACCTTGTATAAGAGCATTATCAAATTGTTCATCTGACATTATAGTAGTTTGATTATCTGTTGCTTTTCCCTTGCATCTTGAGGCATTTGAGACAAGCATTGAGGGACTTACGTTAGAGCACCAGTTTTGTTTAATTGCTAATTCATCTTGTAAAGTAATTCCTCTACCAAGAGTCATATTATCCCAATTTGAAGGAATATCAAATCCTATATTTTCTATAAAACCATCTGTCATTCTTCCACCAAAGTCGTGGTTTACTGGAGCGTCTATATTGTAACATCCACTGTAATCTTGATTAGTTGAATCTTTTTTTGACGTGTTAAAATAGCCTTCCGTGGTTCCACCCGTAATTGCACCATTCTCAAAAAATATAAATTTCCATCCAAGAGGTATCTGATATCCACGAACACTATCATTTCCATATCCAGATGGTTGTTGCGAATATGTCCAGTTGCCACCACCATCTGCCGCAATTCTTGTTCCAGTTGTAATATTCGAAGGACTTATAAATCCAGGATTGGTTTGCAACCAAGAAGAACCGTTCGCGATACATGAGTTATTATCCCCGCTATTTCCGCCCGGATCAAGTCTAACACCAGACGTATTTCGACCAAATGGTAAAATACTTGGATCAGTTGGATCTGGTTGAAAAAAAGTAGGAAGTTGATACTTATTTATTTTTGAATATAAATCTAAACCTGTACTAGAAACACTTGTTGTTCTATTGTAATTATACCAGTCTGTGTACCAACATGTAAAATTTTGATTCCGACTGTTCCCTTGCTCTGCAACAAAACCCGCACAATTCGTGTTTTGATTACACATCCATGCACATGTTTCTGGACGATCTGATACCCATCGCATTTGCCCTATATTACCTGACCCTGGTTTATCAGTATTATGGGTTACTGTATAATTATTTAAATGAGGTACTGGAGGTGTCCAGTTACCAGTACTCTTGTCAAATGGCATGACCTATTATATTGTAACAAAATAATGGAGATCGTTACTCCTTTTTATGATCTGGGTGGACGAAAATATATTGATGTAATTTTCAATTCTGAAATTTTAAAATTGAAAATTCCATTCAGGTACGGACGAGTCATGTGTAAAGTCCTGGGACTCAAGACAATTCAGGAAATGAAAAAAGGGGAAATTGTGGATGTAAAATTCCAAAAGAAAACATGGGATGGTATAGAGTTTTTAGTCCTTGAATCAATAAAGGAATGCTGACGAGGAACGGACTTCTTGTCCCTGGGTCCCAGGAGCTAAAGAAAAATCTCACTGTTAGACCAGTAGAGAATGCATTGGGGATACAGGCGCCCTCCTTCAAGGTTTGGCGCCAAGTTCACGGGTCTGACCGGATTCTCATCCCTCGCTACTATGCCTCAACCCCACCCACCAAAGATTCCAGGCGAGATCATGCTCATGCTCCCGGTATTGTTTTTAATGGACGACTTAGAGGAGAAACACGACAAATCGAAGCTTTCGATGCAGGAGTCAAAGCCTTTGGAGAAAAAGGAGGGGGTGTCCTCTCGCTCCCGTGTGGATATGGTAAATGTCTTGGCAAGGACACATTGGTAATGATGTTTGACGGAACAATTAAAAAGGTCCAAGATATTCGAGTGGGCGATGTGATCATGGGAGATGACTCGACACCGCGTAACATACTATCAACGTGTACAGGAACAGAACAACTTTACAAAGTTGTGCCTACAAAAGGCGATCCTTACGTTGTAAACGAGTCTCATATACTGAGTCTCAAATATGTTCAAAAAAGGTACAAGACGTTTGGTAAGATATTAGATATTTCTGTACTGGACTATCTCGAGACTTCCGATTCTTTCAAACATAATGAAGTTAGGGGATACCGAGTACCAGTCACATTTCCGAGTCAAAATGTCCCACTCGACCCATATATGTTTGGGTACTGGTTAGGTGATGGAATGTCCATGAAGGCGTCTATAAGTTCTCAAGATTCTACAGTTCTTCATTATTTCAATAAAAATTTAGGACAATATAATTTGCATTTAAGCCACGTATCAAACTATGATTACAATAAGCCAAATTATTTTTACAAAACTCTAAAAGATTTAAATATGATTGGTAATAAGCATATTCCTCAAGTTTACAAATGCAACTCGCGAGATGTACAACTTCAAGTTCTTGCGGGTCTCATTGACTCTGACGGGTCGGCAACTGTTGGCGGGTGGGATTTTATTCAAAAGAATGAAAAACTCTTTGATGATGTCTTATTTTTGGCGCGTTCACTCGGGTTTTCTGCTTATAAAAGCAAGTGCCTGAAAACGTGCACAAACTCGAAAGGAGGTCCTAAAACGGGTACATATTACCGTTGTTTCATAACCGGGAAAGGGGTAGAAGAAGTTCCTTGTAAAATAAAACGCAAGCAAGTCTCGCCAAGAAAACAAATTAAGGATAATTTAAATGTAGGAATTAAACTCGAAAAACTCGAAGTAGGTGAATATTTCGGGTTTGAAATTGATGGAAATCATCGGTTTGTTTTGGGAGATTTTACAGTAACACACAACACGACTGTTTCACTTGCTCTTTCATCACATCTAAAGGTCAGAACAATGATTGTGGTCCATAAGGAATTCTTAGCAAATCAGTGGGCAGAAAAAATTAAAGAATTTTGTCCAACCGCGACAATAGGGAGGGTTCAAGGGGACGTGTTTGACATTGAAAAAGATTTCGTCATTGCTTTGATCCAGACATTGTGTTTGAGACCAGAGGGTGAAGGTCCCAAAATGTTTCCAAAAGATGCATTCGATTCAATTGGCCTCGTTATAGTCGATGAGGCTCACCACATTGGCGCTCCGGCTTTTTCGCAATTCATGTTCAAGGTGTGTCCTCGGTTTACGCTCGGACTTACTGCGACGCCTGAACGCAAAGACGGGCTCACGCGCATCTTGTACTGGTTCCTCGGACCAGAGTTCTTTCGGGTCGAACGCGTGAATCAAGCCAAAACACAGGTAGTCCCTATTCACTACACGTGCGATGCCTTCAAGGAGGCTCCACCCATAACGAGGTTTGGAAAGATTAACATGGCGGGAATGATCACCGTCGTCACCGGTCTCGAGGACAGGAATGCTCTCATAGTCAAGACCGTCAGTGAAGCCCTGACTATCGGGAGGCGTGTACTGGTCCTGAGCGACCGGCGAGAGCATTGTTTTGAATTACACAAGAAAATTGGCTCTAACTCGGGGTTGTACATTGGGGGCATGAAAGAGGCTGATTTGAACGAAAGTTCTCAGAAAAGAGTCGTCATTGCGACATTCCAGCTAGCTCACGAAGGTCTCGATATTCCGGCACTGGACACTGTCATTCTCGCAACTCCAAAGTCGGACATTAAACAATCTATAGGGCGTATTATGCGAGAGGGTCCTAAAAAACAGTTTGATCCACTCATTTATGACATTGTCGATCACTGGTCTGTCCTGAATTCAATGTACAGGAAGAGATGCGCAATTTATGAAGAGGGCGGCTTTGCAGGGGTAAAGTCGGACTCCACAAAGGGTCGGTGTTTATTTTCTTAGAATTAAGTAAATGCAGCAGACGTGTGGAAACTTGACGAACGATTGGTGGGATCGGCAGATTGCCATGTACAACAAGAGCATAGATCAGCTCCTAGCAGTTGCGACAATCAAGCCTTGCCTCTCATAGAGTCACCAAGACCCAACAGAAAAACACCAGCCACGAAGAACATCACGAGATAATTACACTCGGTGTTGTCCGAGCCTGGAAGTTCTGGAAGTTTAATTTCTTCTTTAGTTTGTGGTTCCCTGTAGACTGGAGGAATTGTTACAGGAGGACCAAATGGTGCCATGGGAACACCCATCTTATTTTAGTGTCAGAAAAAAAGCAAGCCTCTCAGATCGAAACCTCCTTCTTCTTGGACTTGCGACCGCGTGGCTTGCCTTCTACAGGGACGGATCGGGTGTCGCCTCCTGCGTCAATTGAAACAATGTCCGAGACCTCATCCTCCTCCTGGCGTCCAGGCCTGGAATTCACGGCTTGAGGAGGTCCCATCATATTCATGAGCGACCCAAAGTCCATGCCCGGTCCGCGCATCTCTCCAGGGCGGAGACCCTGGGCTGGGCGTTCTCCGGCACCTGGTCCTGCTCCACCCTGAGACCGTTGGACAGCGTCCATCATGTTGCGCATAAGGTCTGGGTTTTGCTTCATAACTTGGGAAGGATTTGGTACAGCCGCCTTGAACATTGAGTTGGTCAAGTGGAACATCATAGCAGACCCGCCAACCATCATCAGCAGCTTGACCTCTGGTGCAACGCTCACCTTGGTTCGGTACTTGGCATAGAGTTCCTCAAAGACACCATCGTAGTCTTCGATATTCTCCATAGTGTTCTGGGACCAACCGTTCAGCTCAACATCGAACGGATCGAATTTGTCATTGAGAAACTCGAGACCAGTCACGCATGCCACGAGCATGCGCCGCTGAAACTTGATTGACCGCTCAACCTCGATCGAATACGTCATGCGCTTGTACTCGGTGCGGATTTCGTCAATGTCCGAAAAAATGCTCAGACGCTGGCTTGATTGAATACCCTTCTTATTCAGGCGGGAAATCTTGTTCAAAAGGTCAGCCTTCTCGTCCTCGATCGTCTTGTACCCTTCAGAAGGCACCTGCTCACCACCTCCACCTCCCTCCTGATGATCATACTCTTCAGGATCCTCACCCCCGTCATACTCCTCAGCAACAGGAGGAGGAGGTGCGGTCCGCTTATCAGGATTCATAAACATATCCATGCCATCATCTGGTGGAACCTCGCGATGGGTCGGGCCTGGAGCCTGTTTAGCAAAAGGGCTTGGGCGGGCAGGCTTGGGCTTCAGGGGAGCCTTGCGCTCTGGAAGCTGAATTGAAATTTCATCCAGCAGGGCAGTTTCATCATCATCCAAATTCATATTCTGACCATCACGAGTGTCGAAAGAGATATCCATTCTAGAACCTTTAAAGAAAGAAGGTTGATAGCTTTAACGCATGTTTTCAAAAATAATGTCAACCAAATACAAATGAAGAAAGCTGGGAAATTCGTCAGCCGGCTCGTAATTTTTGGCCTCCTGCTTGCAGTACTTTACATGCTGGTCAAGGGTCGCACCAGCAACTACTACGGCGGGTCACCACTCCAGACCATGATGGGCGATGCCGCCCAGAAGGGTCCCAAGAGCATTTTTGATATAAAAAATAACCTGAAGTGTGTTCCAGGTCCTGAAGCTGATGCAGCATATTACACACAGGATCTGACACCAGGCGGTCTGTGCGGTGACGGGTCATTTGTCCGCAACCAGATGCGCGACTATACAATTAGCGCCGGTGTTGGCGGCTCCCTGTTTGATCGCCTAGCTTAAATTCTAGTTTTAATTCATCAATACTTTTGTAATACCTTGCAAGATCCTTTTTGAATCGTGCATCCTGCTTGGCTTCTGTTTTGTAGAGCCATGCAAGATTTGCTTTACTGTACTTTGTTCGAACCTGATTGTCTGTTGGTCTGCGCGGACTCGGGGTCTTTGGTTTTGCAACTTCGACTGGTTTTTTATTTATAAAACTCAGAGCCTGCATCACCGTATCCGCCAAGTCATCCTTCTTCTTGTGTTCGTCAAAAAACTGTATCCAATCTTGGTTTGTTTCTTGGATAAATTTACGGGCTCGTTCAATTGAAGCCTTTTTACGTGCAGCATACTGACCTTTTCCAGGTCCAGCGACGTCTGGGATTTTGTGACGAGCGTCCCAGATTACGACATCCTTTTCCTTGACGAGAAAATACGTGTGAAGAAGGTTCTCGACCCCCTTCATGCTCCTGTTGCGATCGGGCTGCTTTTCTATGAGTACAGTTTTCGCATCAAGAACCCACGGCTTTTCGTTAAGATGCCGAACGAGGCACACGAAGACGCCATCCGCGTGTTTCATAGGAACTCCCGAAACGTCCCAGCGAGAAATCTTTCGAGTGCTTCCATCAATAAGACACATTGCTAGGTTTTTGATTCCACAGTCAATGGAGAGTATCATATAAAGATAATTAGGTGAATTACTTTATATGGAACTCGTTTGCTGGTGGTGTGTGCATCCGCATGAAAACAAATTGCCATTTCACCTTCCTATAAAATACGACGACCGTCTTGACAAATACAGTACTATAGGCAACTTTTGTTCATGGAAGTGTGCAAAGGCTTATGCACTTGCTATGGACAGTGCTCGAAAGGGGGAGATTCTTTCCATAATGGCCATGATGCGTATGAAGGCGTGCGGAAAGTACGAACCTCTGTGGCCCGCCCCCAAACGCGAAACGCTCAAATGTTTTGGAGGTAAATTTACAATTGAAGAATTCAGAAATTATGGAGGAAAGATTGAGCCTCCAGTTGTTCACTGGCCATTTGAACACAAGTACGTTCCGACTATAGGTCCTGACCAAGTCATTCAAGCTCCAAAGTCAACAAATTCCAAATCAAAGCTCAGAGACATTGAAGACTCTGTAGAAACAGGGGATACATTCAAGCTTAAGCGAGACAAACCACTTGCGAGAGCTTCTTCCAAGTTAGAGAGCTCACTCGGGATTATACGCAAGGCAAAGTGATGTGTATAGAAACAAGAAAACAGAATTTTATTTTTGAAAATGGAACAAATGTTTTGGCGGTAGATTACCCTTCTGCAATTGTGAAACTTCATCAGACAGATTTAAAAAATTTCACAATTGAATATAATGGAAATAATTTTTGGAGGTGTAGGTTCTCTTCAGGTGTTTCTATAGATTATGAAAGCCAGAGCGAGCATCTTGCGCATCTGCAAGGTCCGTGGCTAGTTTACCTTGACAAGAGACTGAAAAATTAGTTGCTTTTGGCGATGCGTTGGTCTTGAAACCGGAACATCAATGTCGGTACTTCTGTGCCACTGCGAACCGCTATGGGCCCTCCACTGTATAGCCCACCGGTCGAGTGTCTTTCTGCAAAACACGCACGGTATAGACGTCCCGAGTTCGCCGGTACCACACATGCGCTCTATGATGACGTCACCGTACTTGCGATGGATCCAATTTCCAAGCTGATGCGGCTTGACTCCTGCCCTGTTCGCCTCGAGATTCACATGTTTGAAAAAGAGTCTCTCGGCGCACATTATGTAATTATTTGGGTGAACCGTCCTGCTCGTGTAGCATATCACGTAGGGTCTCATTCTTAGAAAGAGGGGGGTTGAAATCTTTAAGGTCCAGAACGTGAAGGAGATGGCATGGGTGGCTGTGGCGCCGATGTGTAGCTTGTGGAAATCACGGGAGGCTGACCGGCCGGTGGCATGGCCGGTGGCATGGCCGGTGGAGCAGGTAAAGTATTACCCTGACTTACAAAAGTATTGTACATATTCATATACTGTGCGTTAAGTGCACTATAGTTTGCGTATAGTAATGATATACTCGACATTGTTGCACTATCAATAGTCTTAGGGGAAGTTGAAACTGCATTCATAAATGCCGTCATTGCACTTGAAAATGCATTGTATGTTATAGCCATTGAAGATATGTCGCCTGTAGTGGTACATCCGAGAATCATATTAGCAACACCGTTAAAAGAAACTATATGATTTCTCAAAAAATCATGAAGATCAGTTAGTTTTGAAGTAAATGGAGCATATGTTGCTGGTAGAGAAAAACTGTTAAATAGTTGTGAAAACCCAAGAAGGTTTGCACCATATCGTGTAAGCCAGTCAGGAGGCGTGGCTATAAGTCTAACTGTGGGTAACTGAGTTCCGTACCCTGACTCGTTCCTGAAAAACATCAGGTACACTAGTACCACGCTCAATATTATTATGATTATGTCCTCCATGTCATGGTCGAACAAAAAAAACAGGTCGTGAGGACGCCACAATGTCCGAAATCATGCATGGTCCAACCATGAATAACCCGTGCCGAGCCTATGCCCAAGCCGCTTTCGCCAAGGCTCTTGGAGCTGGACCCGTTGCCCGAAACTGTGAGATTTCAGTTCTCAACTGGACTCGAACACAAGTCTCACTTGATGACTCGTCATGGGAAAGCAGAAAGTTCCGAGACATGTACAAGTTCAAAACACTCTCTCTACTCAAGGCACTCACATATGACCCCATGGTAGTTCCTAAGATCACCGTGTATGGTGATCAAGTGAAAGTGTCTTGTTCAATTGTCCCAAGCTTGATTCACAAGATTAAAACTAAGAGACTCGACTCGAGACGTATTGCATGGTACTCGTCTGATATTCTGTGGCCCGATGGTCCTTATGCGAAAGTCATTGCAAAACACAAGGCGGACGACATGCGAAACGAGGCATTCAAAGCCAAGGAGGCGGACTATGAAGGAATTCTTCAATGCAGAAAATGCAAGTCAAAGAAGACGGAGTACTATCAATTGCAGACACGTTCGGCGGACGAGCCCATGACAACATATGCTACATGCAAGAACTGCGGACTTAAGTGGAAGTGCTAAGAATTAAAATATGTCCAAAGTGTAATATGAATACTTACCAGATTCACGTCGATACAGCGTCCGTCATAAACGTAGGGGGGGCTGGAACCCAGCCCGTAGTCTCTAAAACCAACTTTAACCCTTTTCAGGCAACAGTCCTCTTTGGAAACCGCCATCGTGCATTCCGTTCAATAACTCTGCGCAATGCTCAGATCCCAATTGGATACTACAACATTCGGGCCCCGTACAACACCATCACATTCGGGTCAACGACCTATACGGTAAGCCCTGGAAACTATAGTTCCACCTCATTTCTTGCGGCACTTAATTCTGCAACTTCTGCAATAGGTTCATGGAGCTACATAGCTGCAACGAATCAGATCCAGTTTAGCTCTACATCAGGGACTGTGACGCTCGTGATTCCAACGGGTCTTAATTATCCGACCCTAGCAAATCTTCTCGGGTTTGTTCCGACGCAGACACTTACCGGAACTGCACTCACTTCTCAGAATTCATATATATTGAATTTTGATACTTATATTAGCATATGGATCGAGAACCTTGGCCAGTCTTCTCTCGAGCCCGCTCAGATTACGTTCAAGATACCAGTCAATGTCCCGAGTGGGTCTATAATGCAATGGGCAGACAACTCTCAGAATGTGCAAACAGTCCTCGTGACGGATCGTAACGCTCGCGTCGACCGTCTCAACATAACAGTTCTTGACCGTTTTGGAAATATTCTGAATAATAACGGAATAGATTGGTCTTTTACCATAGAAGTTGATTGTGATAATTAAAATATCGAATAAAGTTAAATGAATATTGACGGAACGGTCGGGAACAAGTATCAGCTCCCGACGGCGACCCGTCCGTATGATTTTGGGACGGACGCTATCGAACGCCAGCGTGTCTCCCTCGGTCAGGCGATGATGGATGCAGATTTCGAGTACGGTCTGCAAGCAACTAAGTGGCAGTCATTCTTTGAAATTCGCAAAACTCCCACTTATTTCGACATTCCCGGAACTGATGCGACCGTTTCAAACGTCGTGTCTGATGGGTCTTACCCTTACTCCAACATAACCGTGTACTACAACAATGTTTATTCACAGCCACAAGTTACCGGACAGCCCATTAGTATTTTTGGACTCAGAAATCAGGTAAATACTGCTGATCGCGCTGAAGGATACTTTCTGGTCACTTCAAATAACCTGACTGCAAATACTGCAAATTACATAGCCAAGGGGTACGTCTCGAGCTCAAATATTCAGACCAATCTTACATTTTCTCGACGTGGAGGATTTTACTCAAATGGACTTTCAAATATTGTCTTTTCAAGTCTCACGACTGATGCTTCGAGTAACATAGTTGTAGCGACTTCAAATGCTCACGGTATTCTTCCGGGTACGCCAATTACTCTCCAGACTTCGTACCTTACTGCAGCAGCGGGCGGGTTCACTGCAAATGGAACATTTATAGTCAGCAACGTAACTTCCGCAAATACGTTCAACGTTGTTGCAAACACGACTACATTCACAACTTCAACCGGAGCAACAAACGTAAATACCCAGTTGTACGTCGATCCATATGGGTCAAATCAGCATCGCCCGTATGATGGAGGTGTGCTCCTCTCGACGCTTGCACCGGTCCATGGATCATCCGTGCTCCGTCAGTCCAAGAAGGCGTTCCGCTATCAGTCCGGAAAAGGTATCCTCTTTTCGTCTGGAACTCTCTTTTGCCCGAATATAGACGTGGCTTCCGTAAATGTTTACGGAATTTCGACAACTCTTTCTTCATCTTTTACAACTCTCACCAATTCAAACTTGCAGATTGCCGTGACAAGCACAACAGGGTTCGCAGTCGGGCAGATTGTCGCGAGTTATCTGAGCATGAATCTCGGAACTGCAACAATTTCCGCAATCAATTCGTCTGGTCTAACTATGAATCTTGCGTACACGGGAACAACTCCTACAAGTATACCATCTGGGACTGTGGTGACGACCCTTCCTGTAGGTTCAAACATTCAGCTCATTACAGATATTACACACGGTATTCCAACCACTGGCGCTACGGTTACACTTCGCAACTTTGGAACGTCCGGGCTAAATGCAACAGGTTACACAGTCACTGGGTGCATAGATTCGCGCACTATTAACGTCCAGTCTCAGAATGTTCTCACAAGCACACTGGTAGCCATGGGCGATCAGCCGCGCCTCGTGGTCACTGGATGGCACGGGGCATCTGTGCGTGCAGGAATATTCGACGATGCGAACGGAATGTTATGGGAATATGATGGACAGACGCTCAGCGTCGTTCGCCGTCAGTCCACGTTCCAATGTGCCGGGTACATTTCAGTCTCTCCACAGTCTCAGGTTCTCATAGGTCAACTCTCAGGTCTTACCGGATCTATAACACCAAACGCATCAACGAGCGTACCGGTCGGAACAACTTCGGCAATTCTTCCATGTGCGTCCCACACTGTTCTTGCGAACATGTATGCGTACATAACGGGTCTAGGATATGTCTGGGTCATTGGAGTTCCTGATTATTTCCAATTACAAATTGGATTTTTACCAACGACTTCAACAAGTCTTGCAACTATCGGAACTTCTGCTATAACCTTCAGCCTTCCACTGACCCGTTTCCAGGATCAGCTCAAGGTGAAGGACCGTTTCACTATTCGCGGAATGACGCACGAGGTGACGAGTATCCAGGGTCAGGGTATCCTTACATTTAACCCACCGTACCGCGGGACAACTGTTGTAGACCCGGCCCATGCGGTCAAGGCGTGTAAGATTAAGGAACTCCGAGTTCCACAGTCTCAATTCAATCGTGACCCTATGAACGGAACTGGAGCTTCCGGATACAAGGTGGACCTGAGTCGCATGCAAATGATTGGTATTCAGTACACGTGGTACGGAGCGGGCTTCGTAGACTTTATGATGCGCGGAGCAGACGGAAATTGGCTCTACGCTCACCGCATTCGTAACAACAACGTGAATGACGAGGCGTACATGCGGTCAGGAAATCTTCCGGTCCGGTACGAACTCACTGTTGAGAATCGATCTGCAGTGACTTCTCTTTCTTCAAGTATTCTTGCAAGCACATCTGACGTTCTCGCGGTGAGTGACCCAACGAACCTTTTCCCAACATCTGGGACGCTCCTTATTGATAACGAACTTGTATACTATGCAAATAACACGGGAACTTCATTCACGGGTCTTACTCGGGCCGCTCAGTTGACTTACGTGATAAACGATGTTCCACGAACACTTACGGGACAGGCTGCAACAACTCACAATTCAGGAACATCCGTCAACCTTGTAAGCTGTACCGCAACACCGACGCTGACTCACTGGGGGTCTTCATTCTTGACTGACGGCCAGTTTGATGTTGAGCGTGGATACTATTTCAATTATTCAAATACCACAATTACATTGAATGCATATGGCGGAACTCCCGGAGCTCCTGCAGCAGGTTCGAATGCATGTGCGTTTGCCATTCGCCTCGCACCTTCAGTTACGAACGGTCTTACCGGAGACATTGGAACAAAGGAACTGTTGAACCGCGCCCAGCTTCTTCTTCAAAAGCTCGAGGTTACATCTCCGGTCAACGTACAAACAATAGGATACCTGAACCCAACTGGTGTAACATTCAATTCAGGCGTTTGGCAGCCTGTGAATAATCAATCAAACGGTACTCAGCCGAGTTTTGTCCAGTACTATCCGGGAAATGCCATATCTGGAACCCCACTTCCGGGAGAGCGTATTTTCTCGACAATTGTTCAAGCAAATAATCAAAACAACTTGGACTTGAGTTCTCTCAAGGAAATGTCTAATTCAGTCATTGGAGGAAATCAAAATTTCCCAGACGGTCCAGACTCTCTCGTAATCTTCTGTCAAAATCTAGCGACAACTGGTGGTTCAAATGTTATTCAGGTTAATTTGTTTTGGTCAGAAGCCCAAGCTTGATTAAAAATCTTGAAATATATTACCAATGGCTCCCGGTCGTCCCGCTGCTCCCAAGTCTCCCACGCGTTTCCTAAACTCCAAGCGTCGCATGATCTGGCACGTGTCCGGCAGCAACAAGTACGTTGCCAAGTCCGAGAAGGGTGCTCTCGTGTACAACCCCAAGGCGCGTTACGTCAAGAGCCCAGGCGGCTCTGAGCGCCTGCTGGCCAACACCAAGGCTCGTGCACCCAGCGCCATCCGCCCCAAGGCGACCCGCCGCATGCGTGTGAATGCCGGTGTTGCCCGTGGTGCCCGTGCCGGTGTCCACGCCGGCAACCTGGCTCGTCTGTTTTCCAGCCCCAAGCGCCGCGGTCGCCCCCCTCTTCCAGGAGGTCCCAAGAAGTACATGCGCAAGGAGGGTCTGCGCAAGGAGCGGTCCAACAAGGGCGTGAAGCGCGGATCCCGCAAGGAGAAGGCGATGTTCTCCCGGCTCGTGGCGTCTCTGAATTAGGCTTTCAATCTTAATTAAAAAAAGGACAAAAAAGTCCAAATTTCATCACATAGCGGTGAAATTTGGAGTTTAAAAAAAAGTTGACTAAATACAAAATGAAATCAATTCCTATTATTGTTATTGTAATTTTGGTCATAGCTATAGTTGTTGGAGTTTACATTAAATTTTTTGGGGGTAATTTGTCTGACCTAAATCCAGGATTTATACCACCACCTGCATATGTATATCCTCCCATCAATCCCGTAGCAAACCTCAGCCCGCAGGACCAGGCGCTTGGTAAATATTGGTAAAAAAATATTAACAAGTGATATATGGAGAATTATATAATTGCCGGTCTCATATTCATAATTATTCTTATATTGATAAGAAAGAATACGAGTGGTTACACTACGGCGGATACGCCATCACCAATAACTAACTTTTATGCTACATATCAAAACATTGGTTATGATGTGGAAAAAATAGGAGGCGCTGCTGTTACATTTCCAAGTACACAGGCAGGAAATACTGCCAATATGGTACTTGCCGATGCCGCTGAATTTACGTGGTCACGAGAGAAGGTGAATTATCAGTTATATCTAAATAACGGAGTTACTGCCAACGGAACAACTTACTCACTTCCTAACGTGTGGGGATTCCGTAAACAATTGCAGGTTGGTGGAGGTGGATCGCTATGGTACCTTGTAAGTTTGTCATCAGCTGATATAAGCAATTTTACAGGCGCACCTGGTAACGCACTTGTATTAACTCAGAGTATTGCCGAAATCACGGTAGCTGGTACACTATATGAAATTCCTGGATTTGTTATTATTCAGAAGAGTCCAGTGACTGCCGTACTTCAATGTGATTCTAACGCAACATTGACTACAGCTCAAGCAGACGATGGATCTGGTGGTGTATGTGGATGTAATGCAGGTTATTATGGAACTGGATATGATTTATCCCATGTTACTGGAACTGCACCAGCTCAGGCAGGATGCATAATCACTCCGGTGGGGTATTATGCTGCCGCCGGTGCAACAACTGCAACTCAGTGTCCAGCTGATTCAGTTCGTGGAGGAAGTTATTATCAAACAACAGCACAGACGGGATCTCTTGCACAATCTGCTTGTTTTAACCCGTGCTCAGTTGGAAATTCTACGCAGTCTGGTGGAAACACAACAACTGCCGCAACGTGTACGTGTAACGCGGGAACTTACACAACAACCGCAGGAGCTTCATGTGTTGCATGTCCAGCAGGTACTGCTAATCCAAACGCGACTAATATAAGCGCATGTCCCGCGTGTGGTCTCGGTACGTACCAGACAAATACAGGACAAACTACATGTACAAATTGCCCTGCTGGAAAAGATACCGCAACTACAGGGAATGCGACAAATGCATGCACCCGCTGCGCAGGAGGGATGTACTCAACTGGAGGTGGCGGAGCATGCCAGTCATGTCCCAGCGGACAGACTGCAAAACCTGACAATACAGGGTGTGGAGGTATAGCGACATCAACAGCTCTAATAGACTTTGCAGGATGGCCATCAGGTGGTTCAATGGTGTTCGCTTTCGGATCAACACCCCCAGGTACAGTTTACGGAACAGCCACTCTTTCGGGTGTTGTGTGGACATGGTATCCCCCTGCTGCGCGCACTTATACATTTGCTATTATGGGAGGCGCCGGAGGAGGGGGGAGCGCTGCAAATGGTGGCAGACAAGTTCAAATGACGACTACATATACGGTTACTGATACATCCAAACCTTTCTACATAGTAGTAGGAGGTGGAGGCGCAGGAGGATCAGGAGGCGGTGCCGGTGGAGGCGGTGGAGCAAGTTTTGTATTTACATATGTAGCAGGAACCATAGGTGATTGGGCAATAGGAGGTGGTTCTGCAGGTGGCGGCGGAGTTTCTTCTGCAAGTGGTGGAGGTGGTTCCAATGCTGGGGGAGTAAATACTACTACACTCGGGTCGGGCGCCGGTTCAGGGTCCGCTGCATCGGGTGTTTCAGGAGGAAATGGTGGAGGAGGTTCGGGTATAACCCCTGCATCAGCATTTGCAGGTGGGGTTGGTGTGAACGGCGGAGGAA